TACCATCACCATATTCAGTCCATTGTGCATCATTGAACCAATCTCTAGTATTCTTCATCAAGCCTCTTATGGCATTATTTAAATTACTAGGAAGCATCCCCTCATCAACATCAATCCCATTTAATGAAGTGTTGTTTGCTTGTGTAGTTGAATAATCTTTAATGTTTGTTGTCATAATTTCTCCTAATTCATAAACCAACTAAAAGCCTTATCGCTTTCTGTGTTGTTTTTATTTATTAATGTATTTACGGCTTCTTCTACTTGTCTTTGAAAAAACTCTTGCGTTTCAATAGAATATCTTATGTTGTCTATATCTATCTTATCACTCATTATCTTGTTCCACCCTCACTAGCAGTAAGATCAATGCCTTGTGCATTTGTCCAAAGAGACTCTGCTGGTATTTTTATATTTGCTCTAAAATATCTTCCACTTTGTCTTACAGGGTTTATTCCTGTGTCATTCATAGAACTAGATGAAGATGTAACTACATTGTCGGCTAATCTATCTCTAGTCTTTATAGTTACGTTAGCAACGGTATCTACTAAAGGTCTTATACTTGTGATGTTTGCTCTAAGACCAGGAAATAATTCTTGTTCTTTTGTTTCTAACTCAGCTTCTAAAGTCTTTCCACTAAAGATCGCAGCTTTAAAATTTTCATCAATTGCACCTAAATATAAATGCCCTGTGGTCCAGTAAGCTGTGTCTAGTGAAATATTAATATCTTCTAAGTTCTCACTTATAATATCCATTAACTCAACTGTGTTAGCTACTACAAATTGTTTAAAGATTTGTGATGCTTTAACTTTAGCAATACTCCACTTTTGAGTTACATAATTATAAATTAATAATTTATCGCAAATCCCTGTAGTGTTTGGATTATCTTTTGATGGATATAACCAAATCGCTAAAGTATTAAATGGATCAACAGCGCTTGTAATTCTATCTGTGTAAGCTTTGTTAAGATCGCTTTCGAAAAATCTATTTACTTTCTCTGCTCCAATAGGCAATACTTGATCACCATTGATTTGAAAAAATCCATCGGATGCGTAGAAAAAAACTTGTCTATTATCTTGGCATACAGTTTGTCCATACACAGCTCCTCTATTCGGTGATATTACAGAGAACCTGAACACAACATTTCCACCAACAAAGTCCATACGAATAATTTGATCTTGTCTGAACACATATCCGACTTCACCACTTGTAATCGCCACAACTTGACCACCAGAGCCAGGCAAATCTTGAGTATCGGATGAACTTACTCCTGCCTCCCAAGTTGATATATCGTTAAGGCCTGACCAAGCAACTCTGTTCTTTGCATTTTCAATATTACCTGTTACTAAAAAATCCCTAATAACACCTGATACTTTAAATTTAGCTGGAACTGTACCTGATCCACTAGAAGTAACTAAGCTTTGCAAAGTTGCAAAATTAGTTGAAGTACCCATCAAGTAATACATGGGAGGATTGACACCATTAGAAGCAATTACATAATTTCCAAATTGGGTAAATGTAAAAAAATCTGTGTCTCCACCACTTATGGTCAAGCTTCCTTTTACACTTGTAAAAGTTCCACTTGTTAATTTATAAATATTGTCTTTAGTTCCAACAAAAGTAAATACTGTGTTTGTATTATCTCTAAAAGAACCTGCGCCTTTTGCATTTTGTGTAACATTAGATGCACCACTATAAGCAACTAAACCTTTAACAGGTTTATACGAAGTCTGGGCATGATAAACATTAGTTGCCACAGTTGAGCCAGGGTTTAGATGGTCAGGTTGATCAGGAAGCCATTCTCCAAAAGGTATTTGCATTATTAAACCTAACTATTTGTTGTTACATAATTATTTTTAAAAGGTGATGCAATTGTATCTTCACCTCTAATTTGTAAAGGTGATCCACTAAATTGATCTTCCCTATCGTTTTGCTCTAATCTTTCTAAACTTGTAGCGTACATTTGTTGCCAAGTTTGAACTTGTTGAGGATTAACTCCTCCTAAAAAGTTCGCAGCATGAAAGAGTGATCCATATAAATAAATAGATGGATGTGATGTTAAAATATAATTAGTTGTGTTTGTATCGGATAGCGCATCGAAGCCTTTATAATAATTTATATAAGCTGTGTAATTGCTATCAGGTCTTGGCATAAATCTAAAAGTGTCTCCAAGAATAGTGTAAGCCAAAGGTAGCCCTGTTTGTGAAGTACCTTTTACTTGATCCATTTGTGAGGGAGTCATGTATCTTAATGGATATTTAGTTGACCCACTTAAGATATACATATCTCTTACTTGTAAAAAACCAGTTGGCAAAGCTTCTGTTTCACTATCAATAGTAAAACTTGTTTGAGCAATCATTTTTCTAACTCTTAACTTTGAGTTAAAATCAGCTTCTACAAGTTTTATAAAATCATCACTAATCTCCGATGTTAAATCACTTCTATTTAACCAATTAGCAATTGATGTTTTTAGAGAACTATAATTTGTTAATGCCATTAAAATCTTCCTGGTGCTGTTCTAAAATATTTGTAATCAGAACTATTTAATTTTTCTTTTAAAATTTTAGTTTGAGTTTCTTTAGGTAGAGCAAACCAATTACCATTGTTTTGATCACCATTATATTCTTTAGCCCAAATTTCTAAAATTATTGTAGGGATAGAAGCTATTCTTTTTAATCCTTTATCAGGTGAGTAACCATCGTTTTGAGTATATAACTTTTTATTGTGTTCTAAAATTGGCTTATGATCAATTTTTCTTTCTTGGACAACACCCTTTTCCGTACCATAAAAAGTCTCTGTTACTAAACCATTTTTTTCAACAATCTTACTCATCGACCACCACCTTTATATCTAGTTTGTTTCTTTTGTCTTTTCTCCGATTTAGATTGAGATTTTTTGTGAACCCCTTTTCTTTTAGGAGGTTTATCTCTAGGAACAAAATGAACAAATTTTTGTTTAGCCACTTAACTCAGTTACATAAAGATCGCCACTACCTATAAAAGCTACTTTCTCACCTGGTCTAATTTTGATAATTTCAATATCATTAGCAGGGATATACATAGAGCTTGTTGTAGCAGTTGGTGATCCACCAAAGGCAACATGGCCATTCGCACTTGCGACTATTCTAATAAATTGTGTATGCGCTAACATTCCATCAGCTGTTGCTGAACTTGATCCACTAGATGTTACTTTTTGTGTTTTGATTGGAAACAATCCATAATTATATGACATTAATATTTTCCTTTTTTACTTTTAACTTTTTTTCCTTTTTTCTTTGCAAAGGCTTTAGCTTTTTTCATTCCACTTTTTGTGTATGAAAACTTTTTTTTACCTACCATTGGCATAGTTTATTTCTCCTAATAAATTTTGTTGGGTACTTGGGGGATGTACCGCTAGGCAAGTTCCCCCAAATTCTATTATCTTCTAATAACGTAAGTAAGTTCCATTTTAGATGAGTTAGTTGAACCACCATCGGTGATTGCCTCAATAACTGAACCCTCATTTACACTATTTAATGAAGTTGGCTCAACTTCGTATTGTTTACCAGCTGAACCTGATGCTACATGACTAATCGCAGCTGACGTACAAGCTACACCATCTATCTCAAATGAAATAGCAGCCGTACCTGTAGTAGTTGCTTTGTTATGTGCAAAAATTTTAACTATTCTTCCACCATCAGGTACTACAACAAAAGTTGAAGAAGCTGATGATACATTAGGAATATGTGATGTTAAAAAATAATCGTTAAGTGTTCTCATGTTTTTCCTTTTTAGTTTGCTTCGTTCCGACTTTAAAAATCTTCAAAGACCAAACAAAATGTTAATTGCATATAGGGGGATTGCTCCCCCTATAATAATATCTATTACGATGTAGTTAAATCGAATACTGCACCACTTGCTTTTTCGTTTTTAGAAACAAGTGTGTATTCTGCTAACAATGCTTGTTTAGTAGCATCACCAGTTTTTGCTAAGTCCATAAGAGAGAAGTCTCTTAAGAAAGCTGTAGCCCACATATCTGGTTGAAGTACAAAACAATCTCTTGATCTTGAGAATCTATTTGGAACAACAGTCATTGATCCAAAGTCAGATTCATAAACATCAACAGCAGCTACAAGTCTTTTGTTTTCTGCTGGGTCAAATCTAGTTGATCCACCTGTGAAACCAGAAAGAACTTGTTTGTTGAAAGAACCAAGCATGATCATTGATGGATCACCACCCTCATCCCAACATTTTTTGATTACTGATTTTAATTGAGATTCAGTAAATGCTCTTTGAGTTCCATCAGTTCTTGCAGTACCAGGTACGTCAACACTTGATACTTGACCATTAGCACCACCTGCGCCTGCATCTACGTTTTGTTGAATCCAACCTGCTAATCCAGCAAGTTCTCTAGC